AGGATTTCATCGGCATAGGCCGCGGAATTTACCGACATATCCACAAGAGCCTTTCCCGCGCCTACCGCCGCCGTGCCAATAGCCGCCAGCGCCGCGCCCATGGCCACGCCGATCCCTTTCAAATCGCCGCCCAGTTTTTCAAAGTGCCGCCTGCGTCGTCCGCCTGATCCGCGACTTTTTTAATTTCTCTGCCAAATTCGTCCGCCTGTTTTTCCGCTTCGTCAAACTCTTTTCCCACATTGTCCAGCGCTTTGTTGTTCGCCTCCAGCTCGCGCTCCATTTTGTTCAGCTCGGCTTTGGCGTTGTTAAGCTGTATCTGCCAGTTTTGCGTGCGTCTGTCATTTTCTCCGAAGGAGGAGGCGTTGTCCAATGCAGCCTTGAGGGTTGAGATTTTCTCCCGCTGTGCGTCGATTTCCTTATTCAGAACCGCATTACGGGCTGTAATCGCCTGCACGGATTTGTCGTTCTTGTCAAACTGACTGGCCACAAGGGTCATCTCGCTGCCCAATACTTTAAAGGACTGATTGATTTCCCGAAGGGCATCCTTAAACTGCTTTTCTCCCTCCAGACCTATCTTCAAGCCGAAATTGTCCGCCATACCATTTCACCTCCTTTTGAGCATGAAAAAGGAGCCGCCTTTCGGTTGCTCCTGAATTGAATATGTACTTGTATTACCAAAGGCCATTTCTTATTCGCTGATCCATAAGGATAGCATAAACGTACGACGGTCCTTGACAAACTCTTTGAATAATAGAAACGTTTTTAAGAGGCACATATGCAAGTGCCTTTTCAAAACTTGATTTTGGAATATTCCAGTTAGTCGTGCTTGGCACAATAGCCTCGCCTTTAACTGTGAAAGTGAATTCTTGACCCTGCTTTTGCCGGAATATTTCGCCTTCAAGAGCTATTATTCTTCTCCATATACTGTCAATATCAAATGCTTGCCTGTCCAATTTGCTTACCCTCCCAATATTTGATTTGATGTTTTCAATACGAAGTCGGATAATATTTCCGGGAAGTGCCTCAAACAGATCGGGGTAATGACCGACTCTTGCACGTATTTGATTATAATCTGCTTTGTCACCGCTTCTTTGAAAATACAAACTTTGTTCAAAGATGGCATCAGCTAGGTCAGAAGCATGCATCTGATTGTCTGGCGCTTCCTTTAGAACAATACACATTGCATCGTGGAGGGTATATGGAGACGCCTTTGTCGGTTCTTGGTAGATGTCAGGGTTGCTTTGGATGGTTTCTGCTCTCGTAATGATATAAGCGGGCAAGTTGTCTTTCAACAATACAGCCTGCCCGTATTCATCAACAATTTCAAAAACACCTTCTGGCGATTTTTTTATATTCTCAAACGGTATCAACGTTTTTAAGGGTATTTCCAATTTAGCCCACCTCCTAAAACAAATGTATCAGGAGATAAACAAATAGTCAATAGTTGTTCAAACAAAAGTTGATTTGTTTGAGAATATTCCGCTGCGAACTAGTGTATGCCATACAATTTTAAATACCAATAGGAATAATGTCGTCAATTGTAATGGATTTTTTGGGCTTTTCAATGCCATGCCATTGCTTATGGCAAGCCCAAAGATCAAGGAATAAACCGATGGGCATAAGCCAGAATTCCTCTGCGCTCATGCCCATCTGCACTGTGCCGTAATAATAAAGTCGGGTAAAGACCTCATCGTCTGTTACCCGACTTCCGCGTTTTTTGAGGATTCTTCCTCGCTTTCAATATTACGCTTCGTGCCTTTGAACATCGCCTCAGTGATGGCGCTCTTATATGTTGCGAGTTCCAGCGGTGAGGTCAGAAGCTCCACATCCTCTTCAGTGAGAATTTCTTTAGGATTATCCTTGTTCTTTAAGTTGTGAACGAGAATAGACTGGTTTGCCAGCAGCGTTATAAGCCACACGATCTCGTCCAGAGCCATTTCGAAGTTTTCAGATTTCAGCAGCTTATCGCCCAGGTTCTCTAAGCCCCCGTATCGGCGAGCGATCTCCTTCGTGGCTCGGGTGGTAAGTATTAGCTCAAACTCCGTGCCACCAATATTGATAACAGCGCTTCTTTCATTATCCATCTTTCAACCCTCCTACGGCTCCGGCGTGTAGACCGGTTCATATACCTGCGAGAACCAGCCCGTAATAGTAGAAGAAGATACACCGGGATCACCTTCGGTGACCTCCGCTTTCCATGGGTGCTTTCCCATGCCGTCCAGTTTATTCCGACGCATGACCGTTCCCTCAATGGTAGGCGTAGAGAAGGTGATGGAATCAGCCTTTGTCTGCAGGTTAGTGGCTGGGAGTCCAAACACCACACGATAAAGCCAAAAATATCGGTATGTGCCGTTTGCCTTTTGTGCACGAAAGCCCACTGCAACAGGTGTCCCAGAGTTCTCGCTGGCCGAAATCAGAACACCGTTGTCATCCGTGATTGCACCAGTCAGATCCGCTGCAACAGTGGGGCCTATGTCATCGATGCCAAGGGTAAGCGTACCGCTGTTGAACTCCTTCACTACCTCAGCAGCACCGTCATCTGCATATAGTATCGCCTCCAGCAACTCCACCGAAAGCTCTGCAGTAATAGCTTTGGCGAGTACAACAGGCGTTCCGTAGGTTTCTTCGCCGTTGACATCCTCGGTTATCTTTGAATAGTACAGTCTGTCAAGACCGATGGTTGCCATATTTTATTCCTCCAATCCATAGTTTTTTGCCACATCGATGGCGTAATGATGGTAGCCGGTATCGTCCTCGTGTCCGATATACCGACGCTCTGTTACTATGAAATCTGCTCTCAACAAGGCCGTAATGATTTGCTTTTTACGCAGCTGGTAATTAGCCTTTGAAAACAGTGATATCCGCGCTTCCTGCACCTCAAAGCCAGGACGGTTATCTGCATGGACTACGAAAATATCCGAAAGCGGGAGAATGACTACATACTCATCCGGTGCCATGCCTGAAAAAATGCCGGTCTCCACAGGAAGTGGCACGGCAGATATAAGGGTATTTAGTTCCGATAAAATGCTCATAGTTTGCCGATTTCCTCCTCCAGCTTGGCGATCATGGCTTCGGTGCAGGGTTTACGGGACGCTGTCCGTGCAGGTCTGAGAAATGGCTTAGCGGGCTGGCCGTGTTTACCGTATTCGATGATGTTGGCGATCTTGGCATTGCTCTCTCCATCTGAACGCGGCTCAGCGAAGCCGACCTTCACATTAAAGTTGCCATCCCTGTCCTGCTTGGCTTCCGATAGCCCCAGGGAGGAGAGCAGCTCACCTGTTGTTCTTGATGGGTGTTTAGTTCCCTTGCCAATGGCTGTTCGAAGATTACCTTTGACCTTCTCCAACACAACCTTACCGCCGACCTCAAGCACCCGTGGAGCGATAACGTCGATCTGGTCACCAAGCCGGGATATACGCAGAAGGAATTCATCAGGCATCTTTACACTAACTTTAGCCATATATCTCACCTCACTGATGGCTCTAGCCGTTCAGCCAGAACCTCGATATACATACCGCGCCCTCGCACATCCTCCGCACTGAGTATACGATACCGACCTTCAGCACAGGTGATAATCATTCCGGCAGTAACCTCTAGGTTAGGTATCTTCCTGAACCGGAATAGGGAGGACGCTGTAGAGAACACCGCCATGTTCCTCCATCGCTCGCTGCCGTGGCGATCCTCCTTGTACGCCCGAACAGATGCGAGGATGGTATCGTCGACAGCTGCGAAGCCTTCCTCATCCTTGGCAGGCACTGTGCTAATAATATCAATGAATGTGTTCATCTTTCCAAAGCTCACATTAAACACCCCACTCCCGGTCAAGCCTTAATAACAAATTCACCGTATTCCATACCTGTTGTCCCGCCTGAACGTTGTCCGCATAGAAGCCTGCTGTCGAGCCATCTCTGCTTTCATAGAAATGGCTCGACAGCATGATAATAGCCTGTTCTGTGGTTGGTGGCATTGTGTGTGTTTCATACCATCCGGTAGTAACGTGTTGATAGCTCTCGGCGTAGGACACGGCGGCACTAATGAAGCTCAGCAGAAGGTCATCGTCCGTGTCGTGAGTGAGGATAAGGTTTGCTTTGACCTTGGGTAAAAGATTATTTGATACCGCCATGCTGGACGCCTCCTTCCACTCACTCTTCGTCAGCTGCCATCAGCCCTGCCGCTTTCAGTTTAGTAAGCAGGGCATTAAAATCCGCTGTGAGTCCTGCGACATCAGATGCGACGCTGTCAATTTGGTTCTCCGCGACAGGAAGTCCCGTTACCGAGGCTCCCGGCAGAATTTCCAATGCGCCACCAATAACCCACTTATCGCCGCCATCTTCCATGTAATTCTTAGTGGTATAGCTCATAACTCAGCCCTCCTTAAGCATGCTGCTGAAGAACCTTAATGGCCTCTGGCAGGATCAGCTTGCCGTCTACGCGCTGAGTGGCAACGAAACCAACCTGTCCAGTGACGGCAAAGAGCTCGTTGAGTCTTCTAAATACACGTCCTTGACGATCGGCTACCCAATAATAGCTGAAGTCGCCAAATACAACGGTCTTTGCGGCCGCGGCAATAGTGGGCATATATGCCGAAGTATATAGCGGTCGATTCAGAATAGTGTCAGGCGTACCTGCCTGGACGGACGGTTGCCAGAGATACTGACCCTGACCATCCTTTAGCTTGCGGATAGCCTTAACAGTCGCATCGTTCATGACAAACACCGCTCTGTTGCGGTAAGGCGCTTTCAGACTGTAGAACAGGTCGAGCACCTCGTCGAGGGTAATAGCGGTAGCACTTGCTGTGGTGACACCAATTTGAGCACCGCCTGAAGCCGCAAGGATGCCAGTCGGCTTGCCGCTACCGTCACCCGTGAAAAAGGCTTCCTCTTCCTTATTGCCAATACGACGGGCGAACTCTCTGGAGATGTAGGCTTCAAGATCAAACACAGAGTCATTCAGCAGTTCCTCGGAAACCTTGATCAGGGTGCCCAGCTTGTAGGCTCCAATTGTTACCTGCCCGAAGCTGTCATCGCTCTCGGGAATGGTTCCTTCCTCGTCGATCCACGACGCAGTACCCTTAGTGGCAACGACAGGGATCTTGCGGTCACCGGAGGAGGTAGTGATAACATTAGCCAGCGTTCGGAAAATGTTCTCTTCCTCGAGGGCTTCCACGAGGGTACGTTCAAATTCGTCGGGCACGAGATATCCGCCTTCAGAGTCGGTGCCGATTTTCAAAGCATTTTTCACGTCTGGGTCGAGTCCTTCACCGGCTAGGGTACGCATGGCACTCCAGAATGCCTTTTTGTATTCCGCAGATGCACGTCCGGTCTTTTCTT